AAAGCCAGTCAGCTTCCGACCCAACAAAACCTTGCGAGACCGCGACTCCGTAAGAGGAAACACCAGCGTTACCTTGATCACCCTTATCACCTTTAAGACCCTGAAGTCCCTGAATGCCTTGTTCACCCTGAGGTCCTTGTTCACCTTGGGGTCCTTGTGGGCCTGTAAGCCCCTGAGAGCCTTGTGGTCCAACGTCACCAGTGTCACCCTTAATACCCTGAGGCCCTTGCAACCCCGTCTCACCTTGGAGTCCCTGAGGGCCTTCTGGCCCTACAGGTCCTTGGATGCCTTGCACACCCTGTTCGCCTTGAATTCCCTGCTCTCCTTGCTCGCCCCGTTGCAGGACGAAGTTCAGTACTGGCTGATCACTGGTTCCAGTGACAGTTACGGATGGCGTTGCACCACCCTCGACAGTACCAACACTGAAGACTGGGGAGAAGTTGTCAATCTTGTTGTTGACAGCCGCAATGTCGATCTGAGCAGCAGCCCAAAGAGAGGCTACAGCGTCACGGTCTTCTTGAACGGCTGTTACGGCAGCGGCACTATCAGCAGCAGCTTGGTTGGCTGCGTCTACGTTGGCCTGGAAGAAGTCTCTGGCCTCTTGTGCATCTGCTAGGTCGTCTTCTACTCTCTGAATGTTTGCTAGCACTTCATCATATAGTGCAGCTGGGACAGTAGACTTACCAACCAGAATCAGCTCGTTGAGGGTAGCTGTAGTTGGAGTGAAAGGAGTGATTGTGAAAGTACCGATTGGACGGTAGCTGCCATTAGATGATACGGCTACTTGATACTGTCCAGTTGGAATATCCAAGGAGTAGTAGCCAAGCTCGTCGACAGTGAAGTACGAAGCAGATCCTTCCAGCACCTGATCAGACGTGTCAATAGCTGACAGCTTCACTTGCACATTGGAATACGGAACTCCCGTAGGTTGAAATAGCGTTCCTTGAATAAGCATTTGTGTCCTCGCGTTATGCTAGATGTTTGGTGTAAGCTGTTGCCAGCCTGTCGTCATAACGGTTTCTTTTATAAGCGGGACCGTTGTAGCCTCTTGCAAAGTCAGCCCAATTCTTGGCCTTCAGTGCCTTGTGGATATTACGGTTCACTTTGATGAATTTGACAAAGGCCTCAAGATGTGAGGCCTCGTCTTTGTACATTGCGTTGATAAAGCTTTGTAGGTCTTTGAACCCAAGTGCTTGCCAGTGATAACCCATGATCTGGAACAATCCCCAGGAAGCACTCTCAAGAGCTGCTTCTCTGTCAATTGCAACAGCACGCTGGAGACGCTTATGTTCGGCAGCGCCTCCTTTGTATCCGCCAGCAACTGGGTTAACAATATCTGGTTGGTCACGGACAACGATCCCTTTATTGCGTAGACGCCGGTTGAACACATGACGCTCAAAGAGAATCACAGGTTCACCGGAGTCAAGGAATCCTTCACCACGACTTTCAACTTCAACAACAGCCTTCACCGAAGCCACATCGACTCCAAGTTCTTTGGCTGCTTTTTCGTAATCTGCCAATTTAAGAGTCATAGATCACCTTAGTGTCGGATGCAGATAAGCATGTAGATCCCACGAGGACGTGTTTCACCGCTACCTGTAGCACTGATTGAAACACTGTGTGAGTGAGTACCAGCACCTGCAACAGATACACTGTGAACGTGATCTCCAACTGCGTTAATAGAGAGGTTGTGTGAGTGAGCACCAGCTGCAAGGGTATTTGAGTAGTACGCAATACTTTGGGTGTAGTCGTCACCAGATGTTAGGACATCACCTCCAATCCAAGCTGGACCAGCATTACCCTCTTTCACAGAGTGAGTGTGAGCGCCTTGTGTGTCTGTCGCACCACTGTGGGCGTGGTAACCTGCGCCGCCCGTTGAAGCTGTGTGGGCGTGCCATCCACTGTCTGCGACAGAGGCGATGTGTGAGTGGCTTCCGAGAGTATCGGTAAACTTCTGACCAACAGAACTTGTGTTACCAGTCCAACCACGAATGAATTCGTTACGGCAATCTGGAACGTTGAAGGTAGATACACCATCACCGGCACCGTATGTTGTACCAACTACTGAGAACAAGTCAGAGTAGACAGCACGGCTAACAGCTCGACCATCACAGATGATCCATCCAGCAGGAGAGGTTGTTCCAGCGAATGTGGCAACTTGTCCGACTAGGCTGATTGCACTAACGAAAGTCTGCGAAGGCGTAGTAGCTGTAGACGTAAGTCCCAGGTTGCTACGTGCAGTGGCAGGGCTTTGCAGGTCAGACAGGTTGTTTGACTGCATCAGGTAAGCTTGACGACCAGTGTCAGGAGACACCATCGCGTTTGTTAGGCTTCCCTGTTTAACCTCAGTTGCTGTGGCGAATCGAGCGACACCACCATTTTCTGTTGTAGCACCAGCTAGCAACGAGTTCAGCTGCCCAAGTGGAACAGCATGCGCTGGAAGTGATGCATAGGCTACACTGAAGGCTGTACCTGACGACCCAGCTTTAGGTGCAAACCGATCATCAGACTCGATGCGAGAATACACTTGCAGGTTGATACGTGCAGCTTCTTTGTTGGTCAGAGCATTCAGCGTGTTGTAGTTGGTACGGAATGCGTTTACTTCTGCCTGGAGGATGGCTACGTTACCATACTCTTCAAAAGCAATCTTCCAACGGTTAGAGTTGAGAGGATTTGTAGGATCAGCCCCTGTATGGGTTGATGTGCACTTATACACAACCCCATTGCTGCCTTGGGCAAGACTCTTCCCCCCTTGGTACTCAGTAGTGTTATCCCAAATTGGGATACCGTACTGGTTCACGTGGGCAATGAACTGGTCTTGCTTGTTTTCGATGTAGTTTGCTGTCTGGTATGGTGGAAGTTCAACTACCCAGCCCTGATTGATTTTATCTGGCTCTGGTGCAGTTTTAGTTCCTTGAGCCGCCCAAATAAGTGACAGTGAATTCGGCTTTGGAATACTAGGCATGACTTCTCCTAAAGAAGAAAGGGCCTTTCGGCCCTATTAATGAGCATCAGAACTTGATCAAGAACATCAAGGCGACGTTACGTGGACGAGACTCGTTACCACCTGAAGCATTAACTACAACACTGTGGGTGTGAGCGCCGTTTGAATTGATATCCAAGGAGTGCGTGTGTGCACCAGCAGCACCAGTTTGATCGTTGTATCCACGGTAGTAACCACCTGGGTTTCCAGTGTTTCTCTGGTCTTCTTCCCCACGCCCATAGTCTATGGAGTGAGTGTGGTTACCGGCAGAGTTTGTACTACCAGTGTGTGTGTGACTGCCAGCAGAGTTAGTATAGGCACCGTGAGTGTGGGACTCGTTCTGCCCATCCTGCCAACTACCAAGACCACGTCCAGCGTCGACACCACGGCCATCATCCCAACCACGAATGAACTCACCACGAAGATCTGGAAGTGTGAATGTTGTGCTACCATCACCAACACCGTAACGAGTGCCGATAACATTGAACAGCGCTGCATAAGTGGTACGAGAAACGTTAGCTCCGTTGCACTTCAAGTACCCTGATGGAACAGTGTCAGAGGCTGATTGAATCACAGTTCCGATTGGGTTAGCCGAAGCGTTGTCAATTACGAAAGCGGTGGTTGCAAGCTGAGTAGTTTTAGTTCCAGATGGAGCTGTAGGTGCTGTAGGTGTACCAATGAACTCTGGAGAGGTGTGCAGGACGTTTCGTCCAGTACCTGTATTGGCTGTTGCGCCAGTACCACCACGAGCTACAGGAACAGCTCCTGAAGTCAGGTTGCTGGCATTATCCGCACCAATGGCTACACGGAACGCTGTGGCATCGTTGATAGCAATCAACGAGTTCATGAACGCAGAGAGTGAGGCTGTGGTCAGGTTTTGAACCCAAGAGGTCCAGATCCCATTAAAGCGTGAACGAGTCCAGATACCACCATCAACGTTGTCTCTATAAGGGTAGGCGATCTGAGTAACGTTACCGCTGGTTGAATATACGAGCTGGAATAGGTAGAAGTATGATCCAGAGGTTGGACCGTTTGTGCTACCAACGTTTGACATGTATGGGTAGAAACCAGTTGCTGGAAGAGTGTCAGCAATCTGGTTAAAGTCAAATACTTGAGAAGTAAACTTCCGACCAATCCCAAAATCACCGACCTTCATAACACGGCTAGTGTTGTCATCCATACTACCTGTAGTTGTGTCTACAATAGCAGCTGTTCCAAGGCCCAGGTTACTACGAGCGCCAGATACAGTACCGGCACCAGTACCACCAGACAATACTGGCAAAGGGGCAATACCGGAGATACTACCACCTGTGATGTTCACTGCTGTGCTGTCTTGCACTGCCATTGATCCAAGGCCTAGAGTTGAACGTGCAGCAGAGGCGCTGTCATCATCCAGCAGGCTACGAGCATACGCAGTCAGGATAGTTGTGTTGGCTTGAGCTTGTCCGGTAAAGTACGGCAGGGCGTTGATTCCGGTAGGCACGTTAGCCAGGGCGGTCAGGATTGCACTCTCAGTTTGAGCAGAGATTGCAGACCGCATCTGAGCGGTAGTGCTAGCAGCCAAGAATGTACGAGCCAAAGGAGTCAGCGCTGTCAATGCAGCGACGTTAGCTCCTGTGAAGTACGGGAAGGTGTCTGGAGCTGGAGTGAGCTTACCAATGGCTTCCAGTGCAGCAGAGGCACTAGCAAATGCCTTAACCCAGCTGTCAGCGTTCGATAGAGGATCTTTCCCAGTGTTGGTTTTGATACACTTGAAAACTACGTCTTGACGTTGGACATAGCTTTTGTTGACAATGTACTCTGTAGTGTTATCCCATTCAGGGATACCTTTCTGAAGCAGATACGCAATGTTGCTATCAACACGGTTCTGCATCCAGTTCCACCACTGACGAGGAACAGGTTCAACACCCCAGCCTTCTTCAATCTTCTCGTCAGTTGGGGAGACGATATCCCCTTGGTTAGCCCAAATGCGAGCCATACTCGTCTTTACTAGATCGACCATATATTCCTCGGTTTTAAGAGATTAGGTTGCTGAGCATTCCGCCGCTATCAGGGATGTTTAAGTCACCCACACCAATAGCCATCGGATAGCCCTCTGTTGCGAACAAACGAGAGGCGTTGTATTCAGAATAGGAGTAGTTAACGCCAATCGTTTTAGGGAGTAGAGGACCTACCCCAGTCAAGTCGAACAGGAGGCCTCGCTCTACAGAGCTTAGAATTTTACCGATACCGATTCTTACCGCAGCTGGTCCATACTCTTCAAGGTATACTGCGGAAGTACCAAACAGGAATCTGTAGGCCTCGATAACGTCTTCAGGGCGAGAGAGTGTTCTGTTTTTCAGAATCTTCGCCTTCAGGATCAAACGGTATTCTTCGTCACTTGGTTGACGTGCTCGACCGATGGAACCACCTAGTGAATACCAAGTGGAACCAACAGAGAAGTCGTTCAAGCTGCCGAATGTATCTGCTTGCGGGTGGCCGAAGAAACCAAAGTATTCAAACAGCTCAGCAGTTACCGTCTCACGGCTACGTCCTACAATGTCACCAATAACATCGAGCTGAGTACCGATAGCAGTATCAATACTTCGCTCGACTTGGAGTTGACGGACAGCGTCTTGGATTTCATCAAAGCCCGAAAGAAGCAGCTTGAGGTAGCGCTCAAACACAGGCTTGCCCCTGAACTGCTGAGTCACACGAGTGACGGCTGTTTCAAGGTAATTGTCTACATCAAACTGGTTAAGAGCCATGTTCCCTCCAATTATAGTACGGTAATGGTGATTCTGTCAAGCGAAAATGTTGCAACTTCGTCATAATCGATGACAATGTTTGAAGTCCCTGTTGGATCGGGAACTACGCCCATTGTCAAACTGTTCACAGCATGTCCTGGCACCAAGTTCACTGGAGTGTACAGGCGGGAGTAAATGACTTCGTCACCGATCAAATAAGAGTCTTTGACGTGGTCCATGATGCGTTGTTTGATTTGGGTTGCAGCGTCACCAGATAGACCGCCAAGATCTTGAAGCTCGATGTTAATGTAGATCGGCACTTCAGTAGGTCTACGGAAACTGATCTGGTGTGGAAGGTTTTGACTATCGATGATGCTGACAGTAGTGTCACCCTTCGATCCAATTCCTGTTGGCTTGTTCTGCCAGATGGCTTCAGCAACAGAGGTATTCAATCCGCCTAGAACGATTGGCATGAAGCTGTGAGCATCCAGTCCGATAATCTCGTTGTAGTCATCGGTGTCGTTCTCATAGATCTTAACGTCCTCTACACCAGCCACGTTGCGAAGTGCATCTAGCAGAGCTTCGAGAATGTTACGAGCCTGGAAGAACTTGCTGTTACGGAAACGTTCACGTAGCTCTTCGTCTGTCTCTTGTAGCCGCCCTGGTGTAGCTGGAAGCGGGTTGATTACAGAGTCAAGACCAGCAACTGGGACAGAGATAGTTTCAATCGATCCAGCTGGCTGGCTGAAAGGTCCAATCTCGTCGTCTTGTACAACACCCAGCTTCGTCACCTTAGTGATTTGAAGGTTAGCTCCAACAGTGAAGGTGGCTAGCTGGAACGGATCAAGGCGCTGGATACTTAGAAGTCCATTCTCTACCTTCGAGAGGAAGATGGCACCAGTGAGGTTCTGAGCTTCCGCTGCAAGTGCAGTCAGGATGGTTTCTTTGGTTGGTGCTGGACCAGAGTTGATTGTGATGTCAATGTAGGTGAAGTTGTCTGTGGTGTAGCTTACAGTGTAATCTGTAAAAGCTTGAGCCAAGATAACATCGACACCAACGCCACTTGCGTTCTGAGGCGTCAGGCTGGTTGTGTTCGCCAGAGAGAAGATATGCTTGGTAGCCCGAGACGATACCTTCACAGAGGTAGGAACCAGTGTGTTGATAGAACCAGTCAGCAACACCTGTGCCGTTGTACGGGTAGATGGTTGACGGATAATACCAGACAGCGATACTAGGTTGTCCAGGGCGTAGCCTTGAGCTGCGTTAGGGTTGAAGCTATCGTGAACTTGTTGGAGAGCTTCCCATAGGTCAGCTTCAGCTGGAGATACCAGACCGATCAGTCGGCCAAGTGCAGCGTTAGGCCCAACATCCACTTCGTCACCAGCAGGAGTGATATCTGCAAAGATGTTGCGTGCTCTCTGTTGGCGATCAGCGATAATGTCAGGGAGACGTTTAATCTCCAAGCCATAGCGTGTAAGTCCTGCCATGTTATACTCCTACAAGAAGTTCGAAGTTAATAGGAACAATTTCGTTGTTCTCTACACGAACCGCAAAGTCCAGAGAGAAAGTTCTTGAGCGGCCATTGAGGTCGCTGGTGTAGCTGATCATTTCAATCACATCAGGGTCTTCTAGGATTGCTCTCTGGAAGATGGCATCAATCGTTGATTTGTTTCTGACCTTGTTGAGGATCTGTTGGAAGTACGGGATACCTACATCCAAGTCAAGGAACCACTCTCCCAGGAAAGTGTTCAGCTTGATTTTCAATCGCTGTGCAACAACGTCAGCTTTAGATTGAGTGACCAGTGTCTTGCCGTTCTGGTAAATGATATCGTGAGTGACTGGATCAAGTAGTAGGTCCATGTGTACCTCTTATTCAGGGCCAGCTGTTTTGCTAGGACCAGATTGAATTCCGCTGTGAACGTGAGAGTTCATAACGATGCCATCCAATGTGTATGTACCGTTTTGGGTAATGTCGCCATTGAAGGTCATGTTTCCGCTCCACACTGTGTTCTGTACATCCACCTTCATATTCGAGGCAGTGATGTTTGCAGTGGTGCAGTTCACGTTGACGGTTTGATTTGTGTTGATTGTCAGGACACCACCGGGCGTCATCCGAATCTCAACCTCAGTACCAGTGCCAAGGTTAGTGGCAAGCACCGTGTCGGCTGTGTTGTGAGGCCATGAGCGCTTGCTCTGATCGTTGCGAGACTCTGAGAAGGGGAAGAGGCCAGGGATGGCTACAGCGTCTTGTACGTCGAACATACGGAGGTCAGCCACCACTGTTGGTTGGCCGGTGCCTTGCTTGAAGTTGTCCATCGCTCTCTGTGAGAATGAACAGAACACTGTATCACCAACTGCCAGGGGAAAGCTCAGCATTGCAGTCTTGCTAGACGGGAAGATAAGCGGTACACCCAAGATCTGAGTGTGCTCGTCATCCTCTCCAGCGTAGTCCACATTGATTGCAGGCTGTACGTCGATCCGCATATCCCGCAGACCATTTGGAATGTGAGTGATGATGCAGGGCATGGAAGTATAGATGCCTTCCATTCTACGCTCAGCCCCTAGAAGCAGAAGCTCTTCAAAAGATACGTCATTCATGCTAGCTCCACATCATCTGCTGTTGAACAGAAGCAATCCACGTACCAGTCTTGACCGCGATAATCTCCGTAGTACCGAGCGTCGTTTACACGATAGAACCCAGTAATGTATTTCGACTCCAAGCGGATAAGGCTTCCAGGGATAATGTTCGGATCGCAGAGTGCTCGTAGTTGAACACCCATTTTGCGAGTCTTATCTTTAGGAAGCTTCACACCCTCACCTGAAGTGTGGAATGGAATGTCGATCAGGTTGCCAGTGGCTGGAGAGATTAGAGGAGCCAGAGAAGTATCCTTGCTCACCAATCCGTTCTTATCGCTGACGGAAAGTACGTTGTTGTCTACACGCCACTCTAGATTATGGGCATTGCAGATACGATCAAGCTCTCGCTTGGGAGTGCCATTCATTGGGTATCCGTAGATAACCTTGTTGTTGAGGTTGGTCCCAACATAACCACCACGTGCAACTCCAGGCATGAATGTTCTGCACACCTCGATCACATCAGCGATAGTCTTGCCGGGAGCAACGACTGTCTTAACTTTGGCATGGTTTAGGGAAGTGTAGCCCTCTCCAAGAATGAATTGGGTTACAATGTCCGTGCCTTCCTTGATTGTGCTCTTCTCTACTACGTTGCCAGCTAGCAGTTGTTGTAGGCCAGTTTCTTCCCAGCCAATGGAGAACTTCACTTCGAGATAATCAGACTCCAGCATCTTCAGACTCTCAGGAGATAGGTTATAAACCTCGACCACACCGGAGTTTGCTTTCTTAGTGTTGTCCGCTGACTTTGAAACATCGAATCGAATTTCCAGATTGTTGATCAGGATTCCTTCGCCGATGCTGTAGTCACCGATAATGAGTTCATAGATCCTACCCTTTAGTTCAGCCATTACTCGACTTCCTCGTAGATATAGAATAGCTTGTAGAACTGAGGCACTGTAACGAGGTCCATCAATGGGTCGTCACGGCCATCAGCATTGGGCAGCAGGAGCAAGTAACCTGTAATCCCATAGGCGTCTAGTTGGTAGTCCGCAATGAGAGGGTGCTGTGGAACCAAGGGCAAGCCAAGGATCACAACAGTGCCATCAGGGTTCTTCCAATCAAGGTGCCAAGTGGCAGTCCTGCTGTTCCAATAGAACGTCAATGATCTTGACTGTCCTTCTAGGTTGATTGAATAGCGGTAGTGTGGGTCCTCGTACAGAGGAAGCTCCGTTGTGATAAAAGTCATCGTGCCTCCACCTGTCTTTGGCCAATGATCAGCTGAGACGACCGCTTAGTATTCTCTTGCTGTTTCTCGATACTCAGGTCAGCAGCTGACTTGGTTGTCTTACCAGACTGTGCACCTTTGTTGGTACGCTCTGCTGTCTTGTTCTTAACATCAGGACTCACTTTCTTCTGCGTCTTAACCGAGATACTTGTAGCATACTTGACACGCTCGATTGTCATCACAGGATAGACAGCGTCTCCACTGTCAGGGTCTTCATTGAAGTCCAGGGAAGTCATGATGCAGTTGTCGAGAATCGCACTCACTCGATTACCATCGAATTCGATGATCGAAAACTCTTCAGCCGCTTCAAACATCAGAATAAACTGTGCCTGAATGTCAGTGGCCAGACGAACTTTCTCAGCGTATGTGATTTCGACTGTAGGTGCCCCGTTGTCCATGAACTGACCAATGCTATCTGGAAGGTACTTTGTCCAACCAGAGCTGTCAGAGATCTTGACGTTGTCGAAGATTTCCTCTCCACCGTCTTGGCCGTTGACTGGTGTGTTGTTCACGAACTGCTTACGTGTAATCCCATAAGAGCTTGAATCTTGTTCTGAGATTACCGGGCGACTAATATTGAAGTCAGCATCAGAGATAATTCCGCTGATGCTGATGACTTCGTTTTCAATGATTGTGTGGTCAGAGACTACGGCACCAGTTTCGAGAGGATGACGAGTCACAGCTCCTGAGAACTTACGTCCATAGGAGACTACAGCATCCAACCAAATCATGTCTCCGTTTTCACGCTTGACTGCGACTGTCATTTTCTACCTTCTCCCAAACCAACTTTGGTCTGACGCAGCTTATCTTGGATAGCCTTGTCAACTTCATTGGCAATTTGTTTTGGATCATTCACACCGCTAACGCTGATATGCGTCTCACCGAAAGTGATCGTTGGTATTCCTGTAGGAACAGCGGGAACGTCTTCGTTGATGCGGGATGTGCGATCTGTAACAGTTTTGGCTGGAGTGTTAGTATTACCATTCATCAAGTCATTGATGTAGGCTGTTGTGGATTGCAGAGGCGTTCCAGGCAACACACCATCGACTGCTTTATTGAATTGGTTGCCCAGGCCAGACATAGTCTTCTGGACCACCTCGCCCGCCATTGCAGCGGCTCCTTTGAAGTCTCCTTCAGCCAACTTAGTGACCAGCTCGATCATGGTGCGGATGCGACCGATGATGTTGTTGATCAAGTCAAGGAAAGTACCAAATGCACTGCCACCTTCACCAGTGAAAGCAGATACCAGTTTGGCAACCATTTCACCAACAGCGGAACCCAGTGCCATAACATCAGTAGCTAGCCCAACAACATTGGCTCCGAACTCCTCAAGCTTGCCACGATTCTCGTCAGACAAACTGTCCATGAACTTCCCAAACTGGCTCTCGCCACCTTTGAGATATGTCACGAAGTCTTCTAGTGCCAGGATACCAGCACTGATTGCCATGAAGATCCGACCGATTGGAGTAGCAGCTGCAATAGCCGCGATACCCATGCCAGTAAGGTTCTTCTCAGCAATGCCGAGAGCGTTGGACATTGACGGCAGGGCTTCACCCAAGTCGCCGATCAAACGTACCAAGGCGTCGACAGGACGCATGAGGATTTCGAATGCACCCCCAAGCGCTCTTGTTAGAGGCTCAGCTCTGGCCATTGCATCAGACATGTTCTCAAAGAAACCAGCAACACCCCTATCGAAACCACCTTCAGCGAATGCCTTTACAGACTCCGTGAATGCGTTGTTGAATCGAGATTGTTGTGCTGCTGTCGACTTCATGGCTTTTTCAAGAGCGCCACCTTGTTGGGCACGCTCAAGAAGGATACTAGAGAACTTCTCCAGAACGTCCTTGGCCATTACATCGCCGTTTTCCATAGCTTTGAACAACTTCTGAGCAGCACCGTCTCCAGTGAACCCAGCAGCTTCAGCCATTGCAGAGATTACGCCGGGAGCACGTTCAGCCAACTGGCCTTTAAGTTCTTCCGACATGATCTGGCCTTTGTTCATCATCTGCTCGACGGCACGCATGGTGCCCTTCATAGCTTCAGAGTCAAGACCCATTGTACGGCCATAGGCCGAAATACCAGTGAAGATGTTTTGTACTTCTTCAACTTCGAAACCAGACGTGCTACCAGATGCAAGCATCTTGGTGTAAGCAGGTTGTGTCTGACGAATATCGAGACCCAGGTTGTCGGCTAGTCTGCGGAACCATTGTTGCTGTTCTTTACCAGCACCAATAGCATCGCCCTCAGGCCCAACCACACCTCCCATTACAGCTCGCATTGCCAGCTCTTGGGCTTGGATCTCTTGGTTGATGCGGTTCAACTGAATTGCAGCGAAGCCAGCACCTAGTCCAGGGATGAACCCTCTACCCATGCCAGCAACGGCCCCAGCAGCTCCACCAGCAGCGTAATGATCACGTGGTCTACCTACCCCACGTCCTCGCTCTGATCCACCGCCTGAGCCGCCTACAGAGCCTCTGAGGTCGATACGAATCTTAGCTTCACGTTCGATCTGCTTGAGTACCGATTGGATCTCGGCACGGAGAGCTGGTCTGTCAACTTTCAGCTTGATCGTTGGAGTCTCCAGGCGGATAGTCCCGATCTTGCTTGTCACATATTGCAGTGACTGTTTTACGTTACGAAGGAACTTCTGACGTGAGATATCCGCTTCAAGGTTTAGTCGAAACTTCTGCTCAGTCTTACGCTTCCAATCACGGAGCGACTTCTCTGCTGCACGTAGTTTGACGTCAACAGGAAGGTCAATGGTTGTGGCTTCAAGGAAGCTGCGAATCAAAGCTTTCTGAGACTTCAGTGCTGAGATAGGAAGCTTAATGTCTTTGATCGTGATCTTTGTACCGCTCAGGATACGTCCAATCTTTTGCTCAGTGAGAGCCAAGGCAGTCTTGTCAGCATCAATGTTGCTCAGACGTACCTTGGTTCTCTCTGCGATCTTCAACTTTTGAGCGAAGCCACGCATATCGATGCCAAGCTTCATAGACACACGCTTGTTAGCGAGGCCTACAACTTGTTGCATCTTCTGGTTGACTGCGTCAAGCCGCTTCTCGAAAGCCATGAGCGGGCGGTTATCGGCTTGGAATACCAGCTTGCCGATTAATTTAGCAATTACTTTTTCGTCGGCCATTACTACCTCTACTCTTTAGCGGCTTCCTGTTTAGCTTGAATCGCTGCTATCTCCTTCAACTCTCGATCAGCTTCTATAACTTCCAGAAACTCATGCAGGTCTTCGGTGTTGTACACTGTCTGCAAATCAGCCAGGGTCGCCAGCTTCAACTCATTAGTGAGGACGGTGAAAATATCGAAGTCCATCGACAGGGTGTCTTGAAGTCTGGTGATGCGAGGGTTGATTGCAGTCGGCTCAGAACCAAGTTCTCTTACTGGTCGTCTGAACCGAACAGAGTAAAAACCGATCCAAAGTTGAACTCCACGACCTCCTGCACCAGAAGGAACAGCTTGTCGTATTCACCAGCAAACTCGGAATCGTAGTTGATTGCCATGTTGCCTTTGCTTGCAGTTGACACGAGGCCTTTCAGAAGCTCTTCTACGTCCACTGCGTCGATGTTATCGAACAGGGCTTCAATAGCTGCTGGGATACCGCCTTTCTGCATTGAAGCGAAGGCAGGACCAACGAGCTTGACGATCATCTTCAGAGCTTTCACACCTTTGGTTGCAGGCATGTGGGTAAGCATGTATTCTGTGCCATTAACGGTCACGGTCTTTTGTTGGATCATGGTTGTCTCCTTTAGAAGATACTTGAGATACCACTGCGAATATCATCCAGCACTCCGTCAACTCTCATGCCAAGGGCATCAAGTAGGTTGTCAGCGGAGTCTTTTGATCCAGCGATGACACCACCAATAACGTCCTGAAGGTTAAAAACCCAGCGACGAGTATTGAAGTCCATGCCATAGATCAGCTCAGGATATTCAGCGAGGTATGCGGATGCGGTTTGAACCATCGTCTGACCGGCGTGGTCAACTACCGCCAGATTCAATCGACCACCATAGGTATTGAGGTCTTGCCTCAGGATATCGAACAGGAGTTCGTTGGTAGGAGAGGTCTGGAGCATGTCGATGGTGATTACAGCACTGCGGTCTTTGCTTCCAGTGCGTGTATTGACGCCACGGATACCGCGACGTTGGGTGAAGGGTGAAGCATTCCACTTGACAGAAATGCTAGTCAGGCCCACAAGTGTGTAGCCTGAGATAATAAGCTTAACATCAGATGGGGAATATGTCAAGACTGAAGTTGTCATATTTTATCTCCCGAAGATGCCGAAGTCAGTAAGCACTGGCAAGAAGCTTGTTGCAGCCAAGAGTGTTGACTCGATTGCAGCAACGTCTCCGTTACCTCCGATTAGCAGCCCTGCCTGGGTACAAGCGAATGTCCAAGTACGTGTTTCCATTCCATTCGAGAATACGACCTCAGGAATATCTTCGATCCAGGCTGTACCAGCGAAGAAAGAAGTCTGGCCTCTCATGTCACGAATAAGGAGCGGGTATTTACCGGCTTTGGTAGCAATATCCACGTTATGGATAGCGCTGAGAATGTTGTTGGTTTCACTGCTTTGTGCGAGGGTGAGGTCTACCTTGTAGCCTTCGTCTTTATTGAACAGTCGTTCGACGCTACCATCCATTGCACGTCTCATTCCGAACGGAGCTGATTCCCTGTAAATGCGTACAAAAGTTCCATCTGCATATCCCTGTACAGTATGGAGGCCAGCGATTGACACAAGAATATCTTGTGGCGAATAAGTCTTTAGAGCCATAATGCCTCCACAGAAAAAAGGGAGCCGAAGCTCCCTATTGAATTACAGCCAGCGGTCTTCGATGTTTACACCGAGTTGTTCAAGAGCAGCGGCATCTTCGGGCGATAGACGTGAGTTACCACCGATGATTTCGCTCATCTTAGGAGCATGGATAACCCAGTCCCGAGTGTTGAGGCTGTTGCTGAAAGCACCGCCAGGAACATCACCAACATACGCCTCGTCAGAGAAGTAGTTAGAACGTCCGCTTGCGTCTTTCACTGTGATTGTGAAAATACCACCCTCAAGGAACAAGCCATGCAGGATGTCGTTAGACGCCGAGCTTTGCTGTAGGTTGATAGTGATTGTGCCAGAACTGTTTGAGTTCTTGACACGAGTGTTACTGTCATCTGCACCAGTGTATAGGGTGTAGGCTTCAACGTTACGATCTACCGATACGATGCCGTCTTCACTGTAACCACCAAGGATGTGCGATAGACCAGTAGTGTCTTGCGTAATAACAACAGTTACCTGTTGCGGAGCATACGTTGACAGTCTTGTAGTCGCCATGAGTCTTTATTCCTCTTAAAGCAAGGGGCCGAAGCCCCTCATAATGGTTTAGATAACCACACGTCCGCGAATCTTGACGAAGTGGATAGCGCCAGCAAGACGGGCTTCAAAGCTGATTCCTTCGAAGATACGTTGAGCGCGTAGGTTAGGAGCAATCGAAAGAACGTCAGGGACGGTAACGATTGGGGCAGGAGTTTCTGCCAGACCACCAACACGAATACCTTCACGCAGCTGGGCACGAACTTCTGTTTCCAGAATTGTTCCACCACCGTTGGTGTAGGAGATTTTCTTGCTGTTGGCCAGACGGAACCAGATACGCTCACGCATACGGGCTTCCAGCCAGTCAACGAATACCATCACGTCGATCCACTCGCCACCGAACATTTTCCCACCAACAGTTACCCGTAGGCCACCGATAGTCTCGAATGTGGTTGCGTTCTTGGCACGAACGTTCTGAGAAGCGCTGTCAGAAAGCTTGGTAACTTGTGTACCAGCCAGGGTCTTGTAGGCCCAAGTAGTGCTGCCCGGTTGTTCCTGTAGCTGGTAGCCGATAAGGGCACACTCAGGGAACTCAGTGTCAGCAGTTGGCGAGTAGATACCGAAAGTACGTTGGTAACCCAGCGAGCCAAGTAGGCTGAATAGGTCACTGTCATCGCCTTCAGCGATATCGGTAGCAGCAGAGCTTACACCGTAGATCTTACGCTTGGCTTCGATAGCACCTGCGAGATCCAGTACAGCGTCTCTCTGGTGTGTTTCGGTAGTCAGGGCATACCAACGGTCGTTGTAAGACTGAACGGCTTCTAGAGTGGTCAGCCAGCTCTCGATAGCAGGGGATTCAAGAACACCCATGTCTTCGTTTACAGAGAGGGACCAGTCAACGTTCGACTCGATGCGGATAGAACCGTCAAGTTGGTCTTGCAGGGTAACACCAGTCACCGGAGTGATGTTGTACGAAGCAACCAGACCAGAGGCGATTTCAGCAGCTGTTGCACTTTCGTCTGAGGTGTAAGAGAACTCTACGTCACTAACGTTCATCGAATACTGAGCGTTGTTACGCACGATATCGATAACGACAGTAGCAGCAGGGATCTGACGACGCCCAA